GATTTGTCGGTTGGAACAGTAACAAGTGTAGGTGTAACGGCAGGCACAGGGATAAGCGTAAGCGGTAGTCCTATTACTTTAAGCGGTAGTATTACTGTAACTAACTCTGCTCCCGATCAGGTAGTTGCATTAACCGCAGGCACGGGTATTGGAGTGGCAGGAACATATCCAAACTTTACCATTACTAATAGCTCTCCTTCAAGTGGAGGAACGGTTACAAGTGTGGGATTAACAATGCCTTCAGCATTTAATGTAGCGAGTAGCCCTGTCACCACTTCGGGAACTTTAGCAGTTACAGGAGCAGGCACTGTTTCTCAATATGTGAGAGGTGACGGAAGCCTCGCCAACTTTCCAGCGTCATCAGGTGGCGGTGCTTCATTAACTTATTACCTAAACGGATCGGTATCTCAGGGAACATTTGGTGGTATAGCAATGAAGGAAATGGACAGAGTGCCTGTCTTAGGTGCAGGAACAGACTTCACGATTGCAACAAATGGTTATATTCAATCATTTATCACAGACGCTAACGTCCCAAACTTATTAGAGATACCAGCAGGAAATTGGAACTTCGAAACTTATTTCAGTGCCTCAAGCGGAGGAGGCACTCCTTCGTTTTACGTTGAATTGTATAAATGGAATGGTGTAACTTTATCTTTAATTGCATCAGGTTCAGCTAATCCCGAAAGCATAACCAACGGAACAGCGATAGATTTATATGTAAGTGCATTAGCAGTACCACAAACTACGTTAGTGGCTACAGATAGGTTAGCGGTTAGAATATGGGTTAACAATTCGGGTAGAACGATTACACTCCACACTGAGAATAGTCACCTTTGTGAAGTAATAACTACATTCTCAACAGGCTTAACTGCGTTGAATGGCTTGACGGCTCAGGTGCAGAACTTTGCAACAGGAACAACAGGGACTGACTTTGGTATCTCGTCTGCAACAAGCACACACACGTTCAACCTTCCAACGGCAAGCGCAGCAAATAGAGGCGCATTGAGTTCGGCAGATTGGACTACATTTAACAATAAGCAAGCGGCACTCGTTAGCGGCACAAACATTAAGACGGTTAACGGGACGACACTACTCGGTAGTGGTGATTTAGTTATTCCTGTTTTCCAATTACAAGGAACTAACTTCCTTTCAGTATTAGCAAACGGAACTCCAGCTCAAAATGGACAAGCGGTGAGAGATGCTTATACGGCAGCGCAGGCAATGACTCCAAACGGAGCAGCTAAGTCAACTAATAACCGTGTAGTAATACTATTGGCTCCGGGATATTATACTTTTAGTGAAGCTACATTAGGTGCATTTACTGTTAACCAATCGTTCATTGATTTCGAATCATTAAGTGGAGTGACTGACGTGTACTTTTCAAGTATGCAAGTAACGAGTCCATTTCCAGGTATCAATGTTCGTATATCAGGAATTGACACTACAAAAAATAATTACTACGGACACGCTGCATTTGCTGTAGCTTCTACAGGTGATCCTTCGGAGAATATTTATATCAAAAATTGTGTCGGAGGCACTTATTCATTTTGTGCTTTTTCATTCGCATTTTCAGGTACTATTGAAAACTGTGTAGCAGGGAACTATTCATTTTTATATGGAACTACTGCTACTCCTCCGGCAGGTATAGTATCATCAGGAAGCGGAAGCATAAGCTTATATGGAACATTCAAAAACTGTACATCAGGATCTAACTCATTTGTACGTTTAGACGGTGTGGGCTATGTAATAAGTTATGGTACTATTGATAATTGCACAGCAGGAGGAGGAGGAGGTTCATTTTTATCCGGTGGTACAATGTATACATCTAATTATGGAACTATATCAAACTGTTTTAGTACAGGTAATAATAATTTTTGTACCGGCACTAATGTTGAAAATGCTTCAAGAATAGTTAATTGCACATCAGAGGGAGGCTATTCGTTTGTTGTAACAGCTAATGTATCAGGTGGTGTAATTAATGGAGGCTTAATATCAAACTGTGAATGTAGTGGATTAGATCCTTCTTTTGTAATAAAGGCTACTGCAACTTATACAGGAAGTAATTTAAACGGTAGAATAATTAATTGTACGGCTCTTAATAGTGACGCTGCATTTTGTGGAGATTTAGGAACAAACAGTGGGTTAATATCAAATTGTATAGCTTGGCAACAAGCCTTTTGCTGTAATAATGCGGCAGGATTAACGAGGGATATATTGAGATGCACCATGATATATGATACTTTTACAAGTGGTCTTACAAGTGGAGGAAGGGTCGTATTAGGAATTGACACTACAGGTGTTGTAAACTATTAATTATGAAAAAATATAAAGCAATAAACGAAAGTAGTTGGGTAAGGCTTATCGATGTTACTATAACAGAAGGTGAAGCTCTTATACTTAACACCGGTACTGAAGAACAGATAGCTGCATTAGAGGAAGATATTAAACTTCGCAGCACTCCTATCAATATTGTTGGAGAGGAATTAGCTGATTTATTAGCTATCTATAATGAGTACAAACCTACACTAAAAGAAGGTGATGTATACAGTCTAACCTCATTTGGAATTGCTATGTCCGCAGAAAAAAGAATGGGGGCTTACAACTATGTGCTTAATGGAAATATTGTAAACATAATACTTAATTAAGATGGCAGTAGATATAAACATAACAGGTTCGTATAAAGTAAATGGAGTTCCTATAACTACTGGAGGTGTCACATCAGTAACAGGAACTTCTCCTGTCGTGTCTTCAGGAGGAACAACACCTGCTATAAGTATGCCTGCTGCTACAACATCGGTCAATGGCTATTTGACTTCAACGGATTGGACAACTTTCAATAATAAACAAAATGCGTTAGGCTTTACTGCCGTTCCAACAACAAGAACGATAAGCACAACAGCACCTCTTAGCGGTGGCGGTGACTTGTCAGCAAATAGAACGCTATCTATTGCACAAGCTACTACTTCGGTAAATGGTTATTTGACTTCAACCGACTGGAATACTTTCAATAATAAACAAAATACATTATCTTTGACCACAACTGGAACAAGTGGACCTGCTACTTTGGTAGGTGCTACCTTGAACATTCCTCAATACAGCGGTGGTGGGGGTGGTGTTTCAGCAGGTGACGCAATAGCATACGCAATAGCTTTAGGATAAAAAAATGGCAAAAATATTAATAGGACAAGACTACGGGAGCTACACTTTTGATAAGGTGGCTAAAACCGTTACTATAAATTTACCATACGGTAATGTAAAACTAGAAGGTTTGTTATTGATAACAGATACTACTAACAATACAATTATCTACCAGTTTAGTGACGCTACAAAAGGAGCTACGTTATCGGGTAATGTGTTTACTTTAACGTACAATACAAACACAGCCTCTTTTGCTAATACAGATAAGTTGCAAATCTTTTATTATGATGAGCAGTTTATATCTCAGCAGATGAATGACATGGCTGTATCACTATCTCAAATATTAAAGTCATTACAAAGACCGAATTATCTTGAAACTGGTCTTTACTCTAGGACTAAAGGTTATGGGGGATACTTAGACACAATAAATACAGTAGCCTCGGTAACCAATTTATTAAGTATGGGAACAACAACTAGAGTTTTAGAAGATCAAGTTAACCCACCTAGATCAACAGCATGGCAATTATCAGTAAGAAATAGAATAAGTTAAAAAATATGGCAACTACATTAAATTTTAAACCAATACTGGATAAACCTGAGTGGAGACCAGTCGCAACACCACAAGCAGGATTAACACCTAGTGGAACAGGTCAGTCTCCTGTCCCAAATTCAGCAGGTCATATGGTATCAGATTATAGAAGTAATAATTATAATACTCCTAAATTATGGTATATGGGAGTAAACTCCCAAACACATTTTGAATATAATTCGGTTACAGACGCTTGGTGTGCTATTTATAACGGAAGTTGGAGTACAGGGGGATCTTATGGTGCAGGTATTTCAGCTGGACTTGCTCCATCACAAGGACCAAGAGGAGGGATTCTTGCTGGTAGTACAACATCTATATTAAATTTAGACACCACCTATTACGCTCCTGTTGCGGCTACATGGACAAGAGTAAGTAGTACTAATACAATAACTACAACAAGACCTCATAATTTTTATACAGGGCAAAGAGTATTTATATCAGCGTCTAGTGATCTTACGGCAGTTCCGTTAAGCACTTCAGCTGGTTTTACAATAACAGTTACTACTTCAACTCAATTTACTTATACTGGAACAGGTGCAGGAGGTTTATCAGGAACACTTACAATCGGATTACCTATTCTTGCAGATCAATGGGCTGATAGAGGTGATGGTTTAGGGTTTATGATTAGAGTAATTGGGTTAGCTTCAGGTAAAATAGAAGAAAGAAGAATAGTTAGTAATACAGGCTATGCAACACCTGTTTCTTTATATGTTACCGCCCCTACAATTTACTTAGATCAACCCCTATCTTTTACACCAGCAGCAGGAGATAGATTTGAGTTGTTATCAGGAACACTTTATGTAGCAGGAACAGGAACTGCTGTTACTGGACAATGGAAAAGTTATGACGTGACTCAGTTAAATAATGCTGATAATATATTTGCTTTAAGTGGAAATAGAACTGTTACAAATTTATCTGTAGGAACTTCGGCACAAGGTGCTATGATAGTTTTTGATGAGCAACACGTTTCTGCTGATAGAATACCTGGAGAAGGTTTTATAGTAGGGGCAAGCACATATGATACTGCTACTCTTTCTGGGACTAATTATATTAACACTAAAAAATGTTTACTAGCCACAGCAATTGCAGCAGGAACAATTACAGGGCAAGCCTCTAGTGGTGATGCAATAGTAGTAGCAAATGAATATAGAAACTTCCAAATTAGAATTGTAGAGGATACTGTTAACACAACAGCTGTTGGTCAAAGAAGAAGAATATCTTCACATACAGCAGGACCATCTGCGGTGTATACATTATCAGCCAACTGGACTGTAACTCCTAGTGCAAACTGTAAGTTTGTTATTGAAAACTGGACGGATAATATTTTAATTGCAGGGGGTGCTACATCAGCTATGTTTACATATAAAACTTCTGACTTATGTGCAGACACTTCTCAAACTATTGACACTTGGAGTACAACTCAATTCACAAGTACCAATGGTCCAACACATTACGGCTTTTTTATTCATTGTTTTGGAGCTAAAAGAGGTAACTCCGCTAATTCATCTGTTAGAAATAGTTTTATTTTTGCTATTGTGAGTGGTGCTTCATGGACTTTTGATATTGCTGGAGGTACTAATGGGCTTTGGAGTATAGCAACAGCGCAAAGAAGTATTTCAGGTTATATTCAAAATTCAAGCAGTTCGCTTGTAAACGCTTACGCATACGATCCATTTAGTCAAGAAGGAGATGCTATTTATATGTTTAGCTCAGGTATTTTCTCCCTTCAAAATAGTCATCAAATATTTAAAATAAATTTGATAAGAGGAATTATTAGTGGATATACACCTATTAAAGCACCATATGGTTATGTACAAAGCGGAGCCTGGACTTCACAAAATACTTCACCAGCAAATAAAATGGGAACTATTTGTTATCAAGATGGAACTACAAGAATAACAGCTATTTATTGCCCAGCTTTTGGAAGAAGCACAAATCCTTATCAAAGTGAATTTTTTGAATTATTAATATCAGTATAAGATGTATAAAGTATCACTAACAAACAAAACTTTCGTGGACGGTAACCAATTAGTGGTTACTGTTCAAAACCTAACTAAATACTTTGAATCATCTATAGATGCAAATAAGTATTCAATGTATCTTATTGAGGCAAAAAATATCCAAAACTTTATGCCTGACGTGGAATATTTTGAGCTAACACAGGACTTAGATGTTTCTGAGTTGAAGAAACAAGATGCTCTTAATAAGCTATCACCTGAGGAAAAAATACTCTTGGGATTATAAAATCAAAATAACTAAATAAACATGAAGGACATTGTAATTACTCAAGAACAAATGAAGCAGTTGGATGCTTTTATTCAAGAAATGCCTACGAAATTTGGATTGCCAATATTGAACTTTCTAAACGATATTGCTCAGAATCAGAACGCAAACGTATCGGTAGTGATTGAGGAAAAATAAATTTATTAACATTTGTAATTACAAAAGATTATTTTGTATATTTGCAATGTTCAATTGTTTCTCATAGATTTATTGATTATTTATTTAGGTTACAGATAAGGGGGAGCAATCCTCCTTATTTGTTTTAAACACAACGCCTATGAAATGCCAAGCCGAGGAGTGTTTTTGTACGGATTTTAACCGCACATTCTGTAAGAACTACAGAGAGGATGCGAAGCCTAAGTCTAAGGGCCTCAAGAGAACTGATTTCAAAAAGAAGTACAAGCCTACTGGAGAGATGGATCTCTTCAAACATCTATGGGAAAGTCGTAAGCATCGTTGTTATATCACAGGAAGAGAATTAAAGTTCTCTCCATCAATCTGCTTCCACATCCTGGGCAAGGGAGCCTTTCCTGCCTATCGGCTCAATCCCTCCAATATAATCTTTGTTAATGCTGAGTACCACACAGATTGGCACACCATGTCAAGAGAGAAACTATTACAAAAGGATAGGAGGTGGGAGTACGTCTTTAAACTATACGAGATGCTCAAGATTGCGTATTACAGCGAAGGTTTATAGTGTGGTTCTTGCATAGCCTAATCTGATTAGAGTCGAAGTGTTTTATCTCTCCAGTCTCCTCCAAGGCCACAACCCACACGGTATTATTTTGCATTCCGTAGTCCATGAGGAATAGGGCAATTCCCTCACCTAACTCCGTCTCTACCCAAAGCACTTGTTGTATTTCATGTATAATCATCGTAACAAATTTAGTGTTATATTTGTTACATGAGAAATTCATTAGCAGGTACTAAAAAAGGCAAGTCAGAGAGTGCTAAATACTTTCAATCGAATCCAAAGGCTAAGGCTAAAAAGGATGAGTACAACAAAGAATATCATTCTACTCCCGAGAGACGTAAGTATCGTTCAGAACTGAACAAGGAGAACCGCAAGGCTGGAACTTACGGAAACAAAGATGGTAAGGATCGTAGCCATACCAAGTCGGGCAAAACTGTTTCCGAAGGTCAGTCAAAAAATAGGGCTAGAAATGGGAAAGGCGGCACTCCACGTTTGAAGTAACCGCCTTCGCTCAACAGTAAAAAAAAAACTTACTCGAGAGGGATGATAGTAACTTCCCAAAACTCTTTACCTCGTGGGACAATTAGTTTATAGAGATGAATCTCATAAACATCCTTGTCATTAAACTCATACTTCTTCTGCATGATGTCCAACACTAACTTAGTGGGGTTATCTACGTCCGATGCTTTGTTAGAAAAGCCATACCGTATATGAAGTGCTACCTTGCCTTGGGGAAACCGTAGCCGGGGCATCATCAACAGGCATGACTTTTCATAATTGTTATAATCGCTTGTCTTAAACCTTCTGCCTTGGAAGGCTTTGTTTATAGACAATGGTTTTATGTTAACCTTTATTGTATTCATCTGTGTTCAAGAAAACATTTATAACCCTCTCTCTCATTTCCTGATCTTCTATAAATGATAACGCTTGAAACAAATGAGGTGTGGTTGTGTTCTCACTTGTAAATTTAATGAATGTTGGGTTAATTGCTTCAATATGTCCTTCATAATTTTCAATAAACGCAACGCTCTCTCCCGAAACAATTCCCCAGGCGTGAAAGTACCCTGCCTTTGAGTTGTTGAATGTTATAACCTGGTACTCTCCGTTCCACATATAACAAGCCCCGTCATCAATTTGGATATCGTTCCAATACCTAACCTTCCGTCTCATTGCCCATTATAAGTAGCACATCCGACTCCATTATATACCCAACCTTTACCCCTTTCTCGTCAAGATATACCGGAGTTTTCTCTCCAAAGCGGATGATGTCTCCAAGTTTTACCTCCTCAATCTCTGGCCCAACCTCAATAACTTTCCCCTCAATAACTTGTGTTCCTATGTGGGACAAGTCTAATAGGGTTGACTTAACGAGGTCTTGTGTGATTGGTAGAAATTTAATTCTGTCTGCTAGTGTTTTCATGTGTGTTAGTTTAAAAGTTTAACTGTAAGTAGAACGCCTCCAACGAAGGAGACTGGTATGCCTACAATGGTAAGTGTCTTCCATGTAGTTTTCTTTGCGTTAAGTGTCCAATAGGAACTCTCCAAATCCTCGTATTCTTTAACTCTCAAGTCGTACTGCATCTGCAAGGACTCGTACTGATTTGACTTAGCCTCGAAGGAGACCTTGTAGCCATCGGCAATTACATCTAGCGTAGACAATTGCTTCTCTAGGTTAGAAATCTTACTCAAGTGAGTATCGTACATGGAGTGGTAGAACCTCTCGGCTGCTGCTAACTTGTTAATGATTTTAATCTCAGCGTCCTTCAGGCAGGTCAAAGTATCCTTTTTTATCAAGATCCTTGAACTCTGTGAGGTTAGTTGAGAGAAGAGTTGATTGCTGACTAGGAGTAGCAAGATCAATATACCTTTTTTCATCTTTGTATTTGGTTTTAGTTTCTTTTGACTTGTTATCTATTACAACCACATCTTTCTTCAAATCTTTTAGAGTCTGCTGAAGTTGATTAATCTCCACCTGTTTGCTGTCAATAATCTTCTGCTGCTCTTCTATTTGTTTACGAAGAATAACGTGAGAATTGTTGTTACCCTCCATTTTCTTGACACTAACAACGTGAATGGTGGCAAATAGGGTTAATATAATTACGGAAAGTGTTAAAAATTTGTGGTGATTTCTCATGACAAATGTGTGTAAATAAAGATAATAATTAATACAGCAAGTGAGATATAAATCTCACCCTTCTGCTGTGGGTTCAGATTCCATCCCTTTCTGAAGTTTCTCTCTGTCTTCCAAAACTTTTTCATCTTTGTATTTTTTAATTAGTTGAACGATGTCGTAGTAAGAAAACCAGGGTAGTGTAGAAATCTCCTCTATTAACTCCTCAGCATCACCCATTGCTCGTAGGTAGTAGTCACCACCCTCAAGGTCGAAGAGGGCGGTGGCTAATACTTTGTATCTCTGCTCGGCAGCTTTAACGAATTGGTTACCTTTCATCTTTACCTCCTTCTCCCAAAAGGGTGGCCCTATTTGGTCGGAGATGTTTACAAATGCATTTGCGTGTAGCATGGATGCAATTATCTGATGCTTTTTGTGTTCGTCTAGAATCATCGGTTGCCTAACTTTTCGATTAAAAATTGTTTGTATTTAACTGCCATTGCAATGGCGTTGTCTAATATTTCTTTTGAATCAGGTTGTAAATGTACAGGAATTATCGCTAACTTGTTCTTCCCATCCATTCTTGGATCGTAAGATATGAACATCCCCTCTTCCTTTCCTGCGACAACCATGTTCATTTGCAACTGCCACCAGTAAGGTTTTCTCTGCTTGAACAGGTCATCCTCGTCAGCAATGAGAAGGTTTTGCACATGATTCTCGAAGTTGTATGGACACTTAATCTCAATCACACCGAAGCGTGAGCAGATACCATCTGGAGAACCTCCTGCGTGGTCTCCGTAGGGGATAAACCCTACCGATTCGACACGAGACTCCATCATCTCGGCATATAGATTACAAGCCTCAGCCTCATGTTCTACACCCCAGTCCGTAGCCGCAGAGTTAGTGGTCTGCTCTACACCAGCCATTTCCTCGGCAACCTTACCCATGATATAAGTCTTGGTAGTCTCGGACAACTCTCCGTTATCTCTCGCTGCTTTAGTTTGAGGTTGAGTCATTAGTTTGTATATCTCTGATGCGGTGAACTTACCCACACGAGCGTTAAACCAAGCCTGTGAGCGTTGGTCAGACGCTTGTGCTTGTTCCTTTAGGATTTCGTTTAATAGATTACTCATTGTCCCCTCCTTTAACTTTCTTACGAGCCTTCTCAATAATCTCCTTCTTCTGCTCAGGATCAATCATTACCGACTCGTCTGATAGAGCAGTCTCAAGTTCTACCACATTAATAGTCTTCTCAAGTAGGCGGTCAATCTGTTCCTCGCTCATCTTCACATACTCAACGGTCTTGTACTCCTCGTTGTCAATAGAGATAGCGGTGTTAACCTTCTCAATCTTATCCAATGCAAATGATGACTTAGGGATAGACTTCCAACCTCTCTTCACAACGGTCTTACGAGCCATCTCTGAGTAGTCAGTAGACCATGGGCCAACATCCTTGCGGCCAGTCTCTGAACGATTCTTGATGGCATCGATTTGCGGCTTCCACATAATCTCGAACAACTTCTCATCGTTGTGTAGTACAAAAATTGCGTATACAGCTAACACATCGCTGTGCTTGAAGGTCTCTCCCTTCGGCTTGTGGATAATCTCAGGACTTGTTCCTTGAATGAAGTCGAACTCATCTCCTCGGTAAACCACGGCAGAAGATACAGCCTTGATAATTCCTGTGTCAGAGATAAGTTTAATCATCCCTTGGTAGCCCGGCATTAGTTTAGCATTGCCCTTGAAAGGAACTAGGTAAGCCAAGTTCATCACAGGGTTCAGAGACAACTTGGTCAATGCACAATTGTACACAGCCATTGCAACTGATTGTGGGTTAGAATTTGCCAACACTTGGTTGTTGTTAGCAGCTTGGATGGCGAAAGACATCTCTCTCATGAGGACTTCTTCTCCTCCCATCAGTTTAATCATTTCCTCTCTGCGAGGTTCGATGAACGGCATAACCGTCTTTGGTGAAATTGTTATGTTTGACATAATTTATAGGTTTTCTTTATTAATGTTTTGCGAATGTAACACATTATTCGAAACCCTCCAAAACTTTTTTTGTAAATTTTTCTAATGTTAATAAATAAGGTTCATGTTCGAGCTTTATATCTGTACCCCACTTGCTAAAAATCTGCTTGAGAATCTTCCTTCTCTCCCCTTGAGGAAAGCTCAAGAGAGCAAGGTCGAAGTATACATATGACTTTGGATCTTGTGGTATACCCAGAGAGATGCACATCTTGTTCACCCTCTTGTGCATAGTGTCAAGGACAAGGTATGTGTCTGCCCTCTTTAAATACTTCTGACTACGAAAAGATTTTGCCATTGTTTCTTGTGTCCGTTCTCTCTATAGATGACTTTATATTCTTCCAATCGACTAGGTCTTGTTCCTCAAAAATCATCCTGCCATGAAACAAGGACATCATCCTTTTGACCTTCAAGGGATCAAACTCTGGTCGGAATATCTTCAAGGCATTCCTCGGATTTATGTCCTTCTCGGCAAAATAAGTGAGCCAATTTGCTCTATACTTGTGCTTCGATTTCATGCTTTAGGCGTTCAATTTTCTCTCTCATTTCCTCCACCTCTTCACAATATAGTAGGATAGAATTGATGACCTTCATGACCTTGTCTCGGTCTCTGATAGGCTTCTTTCTACCCACAATGTCGCTCATCCAACGCTGCCCATTACCACACATATGGTTGATATAAGCCATGTTTAACACGTCTGCATGAGACCGGCACGTCTTAATAAAGGACATCAGTAGAGAATCTCCAATAACCTTTTTCTGTGGCTTATTATCTTGCGTGGTGTTCAAACTATTCTTGTGGTGTAAAATGTGTGCGAGAAGTTTTTACAAACCAAATGTACTATAAAAGTCAGCAAAATCAAAACTCTGCACCGTCTGACCTGCTAGAGAAAGTGAT